TGCTGCTGTAGTGCTTCATTTTCGCCGTCCAACTCTGTTCTAAGAATTGTGATCATCGTCTTATATGTTGGATGTACTTTGTATTTTTCTCGGTATTGCAAGATTTTTCCAACAAAAACCTGCAAATACGCCAATTCAAAAAAGTTCGTATCTAGTACTTCCGTTATCTGATCGCAATACGAGCGATCTTCTAACATTATTTGTACCATCGATTCTTGAAAGTGCTTTCCAAACTTTGAAAAGTCTTCTGGCAATTTTCTCATATTCATTTTCCCTCCCTTTTAGTACGTTTGATTATGGTAAATTATTCATCAACAATTCTCCTCATTGTCTGAAACAATGTATCCCATTTTAAGGACATAAACCCGTCTTCCGCAAGCATGAGCTTGTATCCCGTTAAATTAAAATGCTTTTCTCTTTCAGACAAGCAATTGTCAATAATCTTTTTTCTCTGATATGAGAGGGAAGGATTGTATAATTGCATAATTTTATAGTTCTCATGAATCACCTCTTCATTTTCCAAGATTGCAGTAATAAATTTATTGCTCTTCTCAGCATTTAAAATTTTCGCTGCTTTAATTAGATCTGAGACTGTATATTCTTCGTCCTCTACCAAGAAAGGAAAGAATTTTGTCACACGTCCGAAACCTATACCGGGCACACCCGGAAGATTATCAGATTTATCTCCGACTAGCGCTCTTGCCAGTGCCATATTTATTGGATGAATTTTATATTCTTCTACAACTCTATTTGTGTTTAAGATCTGCCATGGCTTCATCGCAGGACGACACAATATTGTATTCTCGTTACAAAGTTGCATAAAATCCTTATCGTTCGACAGAATAATCTTGTTGCAATTTTCTATCTCTCTAGATTGAGCAATTGCGGCAATTACGTCGTCTGCCTCAACATCTTCAAACATAAACTGACAAATTGGCAGATTATCTAGATACTCCAAAAGGCGGGCTTGTTGCCACACTTTATTCTCAGTTTCTTCTTGCTGGGTGAACTCATAACCCATATCCTTTGGAAGATGAACCACCTTCCTGCCGGCTTTGTAATTTGCATTAACTTGTCGTCTCTTTCTAGAGCCTCCAGCGCCATCCCAGACGATTATAACATCATCGGGCTGGGTTAGCCTTATGGACTTCTGAAGTGACTTTAGAAAGCCAACACAGCCGCCTGATGGATTGCCTTGGATACTAATGCTAGGATCTCTAGCATAGCACCTAAAAAACATGTTAAGTGCATCAATAATTAAAATTTTCTTCATAAACCCCTCTCTTGTATTATTATACGTTTAAACATTATTATTATTCAGATAAAAAACTCCCCCCAAATTAATGGGGGGAGCACAACCAAACAACAAAGGAGTGCATTTTGTATTATTCACTTTCCGTGTCATAATACTGGGATGCCTCGCCCAATCTTTTATCGAACTTCATGATGACTTCTTCATCAATAATGTCCAAAACTGCTTTCCTAAATTCTTCATCCTCTCTAGCCAAATCTGCGAACTTTGATTTTTGGAACCTCTTTTCATAGCCATTTCTGGATAGAGTGAACCAAGCTCCGCTACTACTGATACAATCAGAAGGAGAGATAGCATCAAACCAAGACTCTTCATCTTGAATGCCTACCACATCGCCCCACAGGATCTTAAAATTGCATGTTCTACCGTGAGTTCCGAAACGAGATTTTTCTAATTTACACTTAACCTCGGAACCGATCCTGTACCCCTTGTCATCATTGACAAAGGACGCTTTCGCCTTTCTCCCGGTTAGCCAAATGCGGAGGGAATACGAATAAATTAGTGCCTTACCACCGGGAGTGAAATAGGGGGTAGTCATTGCCTCAGCAGGGCTTCTTGTGATATTATCCTTCAACTGATTTAATACCAGTAGAGCGGAGTTGGAATTGGATATTGGCTGAAGTAATTTAGCCAAACCTTTTGACAGGATACGAGGCTTCACTGCCATCGTACTCTGTGGATTAAAATCCGATTCTAAGTCGGCAATAGCCGGGGTGAGAGCCAAGCTATCCCATACGAATAGATTGTTCTCCTCCCCCGATGTCAAGATTGCCTCAATTGTTTCGAGAACAAACTCGACATTCTGAGCTTGGATGTATACAAAATCACCATAACCTTCTGTCTCTTCTAAAACACAACCGCACTTCTCCAGAAACTCAGAACTAAGCGCCGACTCAGAGTCGAAATAATAAACATTGTAACCTTTTCTTTGAGCATTGCCAGATATTTGAGCAGCCATATACGACTTTCCCGTACCGCTCAAGCCTGCAAGCTCTGTAATTCTACCAACAGGGATTCCCGCCTTCTTTCCTCTACATACGATGGAATCTAACCATGTGGAGGAAGTTGAAATCCAATCATAAACATCTGTTGGATTTTCTTGCGTCAAATCATGTGCCACATCGCCACCAGCTAGCTTATTAATCATTTTCAGCTTATCCTTTTTGGATAGCTTACCAGCACCAGAGGCAATCTTTAATTTTCTTTTGGGCATCTTTTCTCCTTATTAGTTATACGTTTGATTGTTGAAAATTATTTAAAAAAAAAGAGGGTTTTTTATCGCTCTCCATAACATTACTGAGCAAAAGGGAAACCCCCAAACCTAGGTGAGTGTCAATTATGACAGAAGTTCTTTGAATGCTTCATCGACGTCCGTGGCTTCACTACCATTCTTAGCATATTTGGTAGTCTCTGAGCCTCCAGAATTATCATTCGACTCTCCAGACAAGAAGTTCGACAACATTTCTTCAATTTCTGCAGTAGTCTTTTCATTGAAGTTCTCTTTGAAAGACGGAATTCCATCTAGAAATGATTGTGTAGTATCCTTATCCTCCGTAAGGGGGGATGGGCGACGACGAGGATGAATCTTCGTCACAGGGAATGAAGCACCGGGTGGCTTGCCATAGTTAATAACAAGATCAGTACCGCCGTCCACATCTGTGATGTCACCGTAGTCTGGATTAAGGACAAGCTGAATCAACTCAGAATAAGCCATTTTTCCATAGCCCCAGAGTTTGACTCCTTGATCCTCTTCGCCTCGTACAACAACTGGCGAAAAGAAACGCTGCTTGGGGAACAACGACTTGGCGAGCTTAAGAGTTTCTGGATCGTTGTTCTCTTTAGCTTCATTATAAATGTGCCAAGCAAAATTGCACACCGGACAATCCTTTCCATGCTGCTTTTTGGGGCATAGAAAACCCGGATTCTTTCCTACATTGTAGTGAAAATGGAACTCCTTGAAAGGATCTCCGTCCGCTGTTGGGACAATTCGAATACTTTGATCACCATCTTGTGGTTTCCAAAATACGTTTTGTTTGTCGCTCCCGTTTCCTTGAAGCGCTTGAAACTTTTGTTTCATCTTTGCAAAATCAATAGCCATAATATATCTCCTTTTAGTTTGTGACTGTTTTGTCTAAAGTCGGATAGGTTGATCTTCCTATCCGCTACTTTATGATACGTTTGAACCTCCAAAATTATTCAAAATATTTTCGTCTGCTTCAAAAGTTGTTACTTCTTCTGTATTTGCAGTACGCCAATTGAAGGTTCGCCAAGACTTGGTTTCCAAGTCCCAAACAGTCTCCATTCCTTCACGAAGATTGCGAGGCTTGCCGGTACCCTTAGTATTTGAGGTGACAAAGTTTGTTGGCAGATCGTTCGAACGCACAAAATACATTGTTCGTAGTTCTCCGCTAGCCTTTGTAAAAGTTCCTCGATAATATTTAATATTTCCCATGTTTACTCCTTATTTTTTTATGGTAATAGTTGTACGTTTGAGGACGCACATTTATTCATTTTTATACTTCATTTCCCCAAGCTGTCCAGCCGTCTCTTTCCTTTCTAGAAAACATTTCCAGATATGGGCCGTGTGAGCGACTTTCAATCCATACAAAAGATTCGTCTGGCTTTTTTGAGTGAATGTCTCTTTTAGCCTCAATGACTGAAGCCAAAGAATTGTTCTGCTTTTTAACAGATGTGTGTCTAGTGCCTCTGGTGCCAAAAAGGAGAAGTTCGTGCTTTCCTCTGGCATATTGCCCTAGTCCAATTCTATCCTTAACCCATACGATATTAGTAACATATCTGAAGCCCAATGATTTCATTACATGAAGTGCATCTTCCAAATGATTATTGGTTGTCCACAAATACATATGGGCATTGTCATCGATGTCATTCCAGTGCTCAGACTGGAGAATTACTCTAATGATATCGGGGGTTTTTAGTAGATCATAGTGCTTATCAGCACCTCTTTTAATTCTGCCGCCACCTCTTTCGTTCCATGGGGGATCTAGCAGAATAGTTTTAAATTTTTTTGTCATTTATTCCTCTTGCTGGATATCTGATGAAGATTTAAGGGCAAAAGAAAATCCGACTTCTAAGTCAGTAGAATAAACGCCATACGAAACTGATATGTTTTCAGTCTCCGAAGTCGTGATTCTATTCAGCTTGTCAATCAGTTCTTCGTCCCTCTCTATTGTTATACGATTGACGCCATAAAAATATTTAATCTGATTGCATTTTTTTAAAGAATAAGATTCTGTTGTCTTTTCTTCTTCCATATCCACAACTGCAAAAGAACAAATTCTAGAAGTTATATATTGATCTCTATATGTATCGAAAACTGGCTCTGTGTTCATATAGATGTTTAGCCAATGAATTGTGGAAACAACGAATTCATTGATTTTTGGATAAAAGTTTAATATTGAAGTTTTTCCAATGATATCTGGCATCTTTTTGTTGTCAATTATGTACATCCTTTCGAAGACTCCAGATCTTGTATACTCTTGAAGAATGTGAAAGTGAGCGCGATTAATTAATTTTGACTTATCATCTATAGATGTTATATCGGGCTTGATATATACAATATTTATTTTTTTGCCTGACAGTTCTCTCAAGATCCAAAGACTACATGCCGAGACTTTGCCACACCCACATGTTATTAGATACACTTCATCATCTTCGTCCAAAGCTTTCTTAATCTTTGATAAGTCAACTGGATTGGCATCATACAACTCCACTGAAGATTGCTTTGGGATGTATAAGCAATTCTTTTTTCTTTTTAGCTTTTCGTCTGCATCAATTTTAAAAACTGTATACTGAGGGTATTGCTTAAACAACTCTGCTATTTTACACCCTGCTTTTCCTAATCCTATTATATTCATTTATTATTCCTTATTATATATTAATTTTATTTATATTATATAAATCTTTACCTGCAGATATAGTAGTCTTAAAAGTACCTAATTTGGTATTTTTATATTTTGTAATAATTTCTTTTATTAAATCTTTGTCCTCTGAACTAAAGTCTAATATTACACTATCATGAAGTGTGAAAGCCACATAACTCTGCCTGCCCTGCAGAAGTTTATGAATGTCGCACATTCTATCCAAAACCATATCTGCACATGTGCTCTGGATAAGATAATTGAAAGCATGAAAATCATCACATTTTATTTTTCTACCGAATAAAGTTTCTACCGAATCGTATAATCTATATTCACTCAGGATCGATTCTCTATCATACTGCCCACTAGATAACGAATCTTCTGAATTTGGATTATACAACCAAGCAAAAAATCTTTTCTTTGCTTCGTCGCGAGAGCAATTATAAAGGTTATTCGCATGGTATTCATGAATGTCCTCATTTGGCTGTTCAAGTCCCATCAAAGAAAGTACAACTCTTGCTTCTGCCGCATTGTAATCTAACTCGATGAAAAAATCGTTGTTAGGCTTAATTGCAGCCCTGTACTCTTTCTTCATATTCAAAATGGGTAAGGAGTGCTTGTGTAATGTGAGCCTGCCTGTTACAGAGCCGAATAAATTATAATTACAGTATGCCTCTCTGCCCCTAAATTTTGCATGCAGAACTTTTGCTTTGTTTTCATGCCAGTGCTTTAGTAGCTCTTTTTCATCAAATTGTACTTTTTTATACTTTATATCTGCCAAAACTTGTTGAATTCTTACCAAATGATCATAATTTTTTGGACGCTCATAATTGTCAAAAATCCATTCACAAATTCTATTCTTAACTTCACAATATTCTTTTAAAAACCTCTGCGGCGTCAAGTCAAAAAAACAGTTTTGAACTAGATTAACTTTTGCTATTTTATTGGCTCTCATGAATGCCTTTAGGCGCTCTGTCACCCTCTCCCAATCTGCCCAAAGATGTGCTGGGCAAATATCGTCCATAGATTTTCCTAGGCAATATATGCTAGCATAATCAATATCTCTATCTTCTAGAAAATTAGAATAACTCCATGTTTTTGTTAGATTCTCTGGGATACTAGTAAAATCTAGCTCTCCATTATAGTATACACCAACACACTCTCTTTTATCGTCAAGAGTCTGAAACAACATAAGCCCTCCTAAATTACAATTGTAAAACTATTTCTCTTATGAGACGATTGATGGGTATGAATTATTCTATCATTTTCAACTTTTTTTGTCCTAAAGCCGGGATTGCCCCCAAGTCCGTGTATGTGCGTAGTTTTGTCATTAATAAAGTTTAACGCTCGGATAAAGTCATAATGTGTAAAAATCTGATATGCTTCTTCGACTTCACGATCAAACATTTCTTGGCTCCAGTCTTTGTGCGACTCTTTTGCTCTTACATAATAATAAAACTCTAATAATTTCCTATCAGAAAAGTGATCTTTGGCTCTCTGCGATCTATATAAAAGTTTTGCTTTTGAGCCGGCTCCGCATTTCTCAACAATCGTATAATATGGATATCCTTCTATAAAAGAATCATAAAAAGAATTAAAGTAGTTTCTCAGGCTGTCTACTTCATATAAATGAGCTTTATAATAGCATTTATCGAAAAAATCTTGCAATGTGCCAATGTTCTTGTCTGCCATCCTAGCTTTCATCTGAGGAGATTCCAAATCTGCCGTAAAACGCCATGGCGCATTTCTATCAACCATGAAGCCGTATCCATTAGCAATATTTTGAATCTGCAAAAAATGCTTATCTAAAATATATTTTGTATATTTCTTTTCATCATCATCATGTGGATCTGTTGCGATTTCAAAAGTAATTCCGGATATTCGAGGGTTTGTCGCCCTTCTTAAAAGAAGATTGGTTCTACTTATCGGAAATTTAGGCAAAAATTGATTCAAAAACGACACAAACTGACGACTGTAATCTTCAAAAGATCTTATCTTTTTAAACATCTCTGGGTTATTGGCATACTTAACCACAAAGCCTTCATATATGCTATTCATAGTTTTATGGTGATCTTGAAGCAAACTTTCCCACCCCTTTTTTGGCTTAAATTTGAAATAAACGCTTTGATTAGTTAATTTCCCAGTTTCTTTTAAAAGTTCTATTTTTGCCAACATATCATTAAGAGCATCAGCAACAATATCAATCAAAAAAACATCAGTCGTCGTGTTAACTAATTTTAAAAACTTTTCTGACGGGTAGATTGAATAATTGTTGGTATCCAGTCTCCCGTAGTAAGCCTTGTCGTGTACAAAATCTACAGTGCTAAATGGAATAAATATGTTCCTAGACGTACCCTGATACTTTGACTGATCATCTATAAAGTCTTCATCGCCGGGGACAACATGTTCTTTAGATGGCTTCGGGAACGCATGTTCATCATAATATCTTTTGTGGTAATAATTCTTTTTTGTTCTTTGAGAGTTTTTGCCTTTGGGTATAATTTTGCTGGAAAAAGGCTCAAGTCTTTCGGTTCTGTCGGTACTTTCTATGATATTTTCGACAATACTATCTAGCTCTGCGTCTGTGAACGCAATTTCATTGTCCAACCCTTTTTGAAAATCATAATTTACGTCATTAATGATCTTTTCTTTGATTGAATATTTTTTAGTATTTATTAATTTAGATGACATAGATTATTCTCCTATAACAAGCTGAACGGGTTATACCACGCACCCTGATGTTCTGCTTGTACACTCTGCACAATGCCGTTGCACTTACCAGCAACTGAATCTGCTGTTCCGCCTGATTGTGCAAATTTGCAGTCCAATGTTGTCTCGTATTGTCCACTCTGAGTTATTGTGGACTCCACTGTTATAACATCGTAATAACCGCCGATGCCCAACAAGTTTGCTAATGAGCCAAAATTGCTATTATCGCCATAACCATCGGCTTGTGGCTTTCCAAACCCGATCGGAGGATTCAAAAAGATCTTCATACCGGGATAAAACATTTGATTGCCAAAAAGTGTAACTTTTGCATCATATACATCCCTGATTTGTCCTAAATTTCTAGATTCAGCCTGACGTGCCTCTCTGAGCCCTTGAACATCAGTTCTGGTAAAATCAATTGACTTTACTAGTCCGCCTTCTGCGCCAATATAAAAATGATAAATACCTTTTGCGCTATCATCATATGAACCTCCTTCGCCGTATGGGTGCCCTTTCAGATCTTCTGCTTTGTAGTTGTTCATGTAAAATAGCATGCAATTCAAATCATTTTCTGGCTCTCCGTTGTCCAAAGGTAATGGCGGCAGGGATGTCGAAGAAGCATTAAACCTTCCACTAGGCTTAGGGTTTAGAACAACATTAGCATAACTCATCTCCGCAGCCTCAGCGGTTTGTTCAGAAATTGTAAAGTTGTTCATGCTAATATTGATAACTCTTTTTGCTCTTCCCTTCTGAAAGCATTCTGGCGGTTGTAAAACTTTTTTAACTAGCTTTTCCATCAAATCTTTAATAAATTGCTTTAAAGGGTAGGATGCCAATTGTTTGCGCACTACAGTTTCAAAGAAAAAAGCTTGAAAATCTTGATAAGGTATCGGAATGTCTGCCAAATTCATATGAAACCTACCGCCTCGTGGGTGATTAACTACAACCGGCCCAGTGAGAACGATACTATCAGACACTTCCATGTTCTTGGGCCCCATTCCTGCTTTTACAGCAGACGATATTATGTGCCCTAATGCAATATAGTGAATATAGCCTTTTGCCGGATCTTGCGCCTCTTCTCTAGCTTTGTCCGCCATCTCCGATGCGGCATCTGTAGCTCCTTCTTCTCCGGAGGCTGCAGCGTCTGAAACTTCATCTATCGCATCTTCTCCGTCTTCAGCGTTATCAGGGGTGGATCCGCCATCAGGAGTTCCATCAGCACTCTCTCCAAAAGGTGGGCGAATGGCGCTTTCTAAAGACTCTACCCACTCTTCCACGCCGCCCTCATCTAGTTCCATTTCCATGACATGATCTTGCAAAGACGTTAGAAATTTTTGGTACACCTCACCCTTAATTTCTGCACTCAGTTCGTCAATATCTGCTTGAATATCTTGATTGTCCTCCTCAAGTCCTTGGATAGCCTCTTCGGCATCTTTGATTTTATCTTCGCTCGCTTCGCCAATCCTTAAACACTCTACATATTCACTTAAGTCAGCAATCTTTCTTTCGGTATCCTTTTTCTCTGCCATTGTAATGGGATCCATGGCTTGCACTTTCGCATCAACCCTCAAGACATCAGCGTCGTTTCCGTTAATGGATTCTTCCAGAGATCCGATGTACTCAACTCCCAACGCTATCTGCCCATTCTCTTGAATATCAAATTCATGACTTACTAAGTTTAATATTAACGACATTCTCTGGTTAGATAATTCTGCCAATAAATCTCTAGTTTCCATGGCTGATAATCCCGGCAATCGATTGTTCTGCAATTGAGGACGTGCCCAGCCAACCACCATTTTAATTCTGTAGAATGAAGGCTTATATTCGCTCTCTCCTGATCTAGAATTTGCTGCTTCGTCTAGTTGTGGGGGGTGCAAGATCAAATCTATCATGTTAGCCTGTTGATCTAGTTCTGGATTTCCGGAAACAATACTTCCATCAGACGGATCATAGCGATTGCCAAGCAAATCTGAAGCTCCTTGGAATTCAAACTTCATATTCACATTAATTACTTTTTCCGCTTCTGCAGGGTTTGTGCCTTTTAGTGCCCAACTTACTTCTGAGAGCCCTTTCCCTCCGATTCTAATTGGAGCACCAGTTACACCGCCAAAAATTGCATCGACACTTTTTCTGCTATAGAAATCTTCAAATATAAACTCTTTTTGCCCCACTAGCCTCTTGCCATCATAAATTAGCTTGTATAATCTAACTTTTGGAATCAAAAGAGCCATAGCTGCCGGCTCAAGATCAAGAAAAACGCTTTTTCCATTCCTAGAAGTCAGTTTAGAGATAATTTCATGAGCGCCGCCACCAGATTCTTTGTCCGCAGACACACATTTAAACCCAGAATATCCTCGCTTGTTTGAGTCATGGATTTTTTTTGAGAAGATGTCGATGTAGTCTGCCAAATAACAAGCGTCTGAATATTTAGAGTCTGCCATATCCTTGATTCCTTAAATAAGTTAAAATTTTGCCCAATGGCTTAGGAACTAGTATGATTTGCCCCTTTTTGGCATGAGATTCAGTTGGTATCTTGTTAAACCATGCTATAATCCACCATAATTGAGAATCCCCATAATGCTGTGCTGCTAATTTAAAAAATTTATCCCCAGATTTCCAAATATGCCTGACATATTTGATATCTTTTAGCTCTTCTGAGTTGGGATATCTGAAGTTTGGCGTCTCGTACTGACGAAACAGATTAACGTCACGCTCTTCAGCCATTTCCTGATACAACCGGTTTGCATTATTAATAACTTTTCTATTCGTAAATCTACTCATTAGCCAAATATCCCGTCAAGTGCTGACTCTATTGCTTCTGCCATCGAATCAGGTGTTCCGGAAGCATCGGCATCGCTAGAAGAAGTATCTCCATATGGGAAACCTTTTTCACGCTTTTTAACTCCATCCCAACCTAGTCCATGAGTGTGAAATACGGTATATTCCATGGACAATTTAACTTCTTTTGGAAAAAGAGCGCCATATTGTTCAGAAATGTCATCAACAAACCCTGCTTCAACATTAGGGGCATATGTAAATCCACTGATGGCACCAACTAGTCCACTATCCTCGACATCTCCACCGGGAGTACTAGGATCTTGAATCAAATTGCCAAATTTAACTTTAAAAACCGGAGCGGTACTCATTTGAGTTGCGCTGGATGCGCCAGAGCCGTCAAGATCGTAGTTTGGATAAAGCATTGAGAATAATAGGGCGCATTTCTTGTGATTAAATTTGGCTTCTGCAACCGAATATGATGGCACAATCCAATCTAAGCTTATAACCCTTTTTGTTCCGGCAAATTGTCTAATAGGATCCATCCTACCATACACATCTGCATCATTCCATGTCGAATCGTATTTATCTTGGAAGTCGTCAATGTATGCCTTGAACACCACTGACTCACCAGAAGGGATGTGATATATCTCAATAAATTGCCCTCTTTTGGTAGCCAAATCTGTGGCTGGATCTTGCATGATTCTGCGATTTTCTTCCGATGACGCGTCTGGATCAACAAAGGTATGAGAACCCGGTACAGCGGGATTGTTATTTTTTGGCATATCGGCACCTCCTATATACTAACTAGTCCATTTTTAAATTGTGTGATTTGTTAATTGCGACATCGACTGCACGGGCGAATTCTCTGCCATTAACCTTAAGAACGATGTCTTGCCCGCCCTTATCGCCAGAATCACCACCAAACACACTAGACATAGCAGCAACAAAAGCATCTGCCGCTGGCATCTTCATTTCAGCTTGAATTTCAACATATTTTCCAGCAGCCTCAACAACTTGATTTGCCGCTTCAACTGATTCTGGCGTTAATGCTGAAACTGCTTGCATTGCTCTTGCGTACCCATCTAAAGTAAACCCTAGCGCAACCGCCTTCTTCTCTGGAATAAACATCAGAGCAAATGCAATTCCCATGATTGCGGCTCCAATTGCGGCAAAACCTAATGCGCCTGTGAGCCCAATTAACATCAGCATGGACATGGCATTTGCTAGCATCATTAATCCATCTGCGGATTTTCCGATCGCTTTCAAGCCTTTTGCAAAAACTGTCAAAGCATATCCAAACGCCATTAATGGTATTGCAACGACAAGCATGGTAGCAGCCATTCCCAATAGCCACGGAGTCATAAGCCACAAGCCAATAGCAAACGAGAACAAGCTAGCCAATGCTACGGCAATTTCTTTTCCGCCGATCGAGTTAAACTTGCGAATTCCTCTAGCAAAAGCTTTAAGTCCCATGCCGAACAGAAGAAGAGAAGCCCCAACTGCCAACATTCCTAGGAACATCGGTGCCGCAACTATCAATGCGACTGCCATTCCAATTAATGATGCCATTGCCATGGCAATTGCACCTACGGCGACGGCATTAAACTTCTTGATTCCCTTAGCAAAATGCTGTAGTCCTAAGCCAATGAGCATCAGAGGGCCACCAACAAGCACACCAGCCAGAATAAGCAATGGGCCGAGTCCTACTAAGCCTACTGCCACTGCTGCTAGTGAAACCATCATTTTGACAATTCCCATTCCTGTGACTTTGTTGAACCTTTTTACGCCTTTGCCAAATTCTTGCAAACCTTCGCCAATAAGCATTAATGGGCCGCCAACCAAGAGTCCAGCGATGAACAGCGGCCCAGTCAAAAACTTCAGCGCTAGCGCCATGGCTCCCAAAGACAACAACATCATAGTGATTGCCTTGATTCCAACTCTGTTAAACTTCTTGATCCCAATTGCAAATGATAAAAGTCCTTTGCCCAAAATAAGAAGCCCAATCCCCACTCCTATGCCGCCCAAAAGAAGCTCGACAGTAAGGAATTTTAACATAAATGCCATGCCTGCCAAAGTACCCAGCATTTTAACAATTGCGGCGCCGGTGATCTTATTGAAAATTTGCAATCCTTTGCCAAACGATTTCAGCCCAGCACCAAGAATCATAAGCCCAAAGCCTAATTTTGCTCCGCCAATAAATATCTGCGTAGCCAGTGGTTTAATCGCGATTGCAAATAATCCCAGAGCGCCAAGAGCCATAAACATAGCCCCAATTCCAACATTATTAAACTCTACCAGCCCTTGCGCAAACGATTGTAGCCCCTTCCCGAATACCATCAGTGCGGCACCAACTAAAAACGCCCCTATTCCCATTTGAGCGGCTAGTGGGATAACTATAGCGGCAAACATTGCGATTGAAAGTGCTGCCATCACTAGTGAACTAAAGCCGACATCTTTGAACGCCATTAAGCCCTCTGCCATGCTCTTCAGAGCCTTTCCGAGCAATATAAAGGGTAATACTGCGACAAGTGCTGCGGCGCCGAATGCAGCCAATCCGGGAGCTACAAGCATCATTTGTGCGGCGAAAGGCACCAAGATCGTCACAGCTTGTGCTATAGCCATAGCCATTATAACCATTGCGGCGGCTGCACCAATTGCAAATCCAACCATACCAGCGACGGCGGCGGCGATTGCTTTGGGTGCTTCCATCATTGCCATAAACAATTGCGTAAAAGAAACTACAATCGCTGCAATAAGCCCAAGTGGGGCTGCAAGTGCCAGTCCTAATCCCAATATTGCCATACCAAGCCCAAGAATTGCTGGGCCAGCCATATAAGCAAGAATAGCTAGTTGTGTTAGTGGGGGTATTATTGATTGAAGCCCTAGGGCTGCAGGGGGTGCGGAAGTTCCGGTAGTCATCAAACTACCTGCTAGTGACGAAAAGCCTCCACCTAAGAAATATACTACCCCTGTAAGGGCAACCATGACAGGTATAAACAATCCACCCGTCATATCATTGATAGATAGAATCATATTCGCAAAACCGTGCAGGAAGTCCAAAATAGGCATAAATGCCACTGCGAATGCTTGTCCGATTTGTTCTAGTTTATCTGCAAATTTTGTTGCTGCTTGAGCCCTTTCTTCTAATTTAGCTTGCTCTGCGCTGGCTGCTCCTGCTTTTGACTGCATTTCATCATATGCCGACAATGACATGCTAAATAACTTGTTAGCCTCTGACATGTCTTTGATTCCAGCAGCGTTTGCAATTGCTTGTTTTTCGAATCGATTTAAAGACTCAAAGTTCTTGCCAGAAGCTTGCATCGACTCGATCAAAAGTCTAATTCTTTCTTCTTCTGTTCCATTGAGAAGATCCATGGAATTAATAACTCCACCACCCAAAATCGCATTTAACTTTCCAGCGCCTTCAGCAGCGCCCTCAAAAGTATCAAATTGTCCTGCAACTTGCATCAAGCCAGCAACCTCGATACCTGTTGCCTTAGCGGCTGCAGCCATTCCTTTGAAAACATCGATAGCTTCAGGGCCGTATTTGGCTAATTCTGAGGAAGCTTGCGCAAAGTCTTCTGATATAACACTTGCTGCAACTCCAATCTGATCCCCCAAATTAACTAATTCTAAACTAGCTTCATTTGCCATATCAGCGGACATTCCCATGCCCATGATCATTGCATCAAATTGTTGCCCCATCTTTTCGCCAGAAACCCCTAGGGCTTCCATTCTGGCACTAGTGGTTGCCAACTGTGCTTGGGTATCTGAGTTCATAGAACTAAAAGAAGCCATGTTTGTGTGCAAGCCTTCAATAGCTTTTGCGGCAGCTTCGACATCGACATTGAAACTACGATTAGTTTCTTGCATCTCGTACATCATGTCGTTATATTCGCCAGAAGTTCCTGTTGCCTTAGCTAGCTCTGCTTGTTGCGCATCAAACTTTTTCGCTAATGACATTGTGGCTGATTCCATCGCCGCCAAACCAGAAGCAAAAAGTGCTTGTGGTTGCACCATTTCTCTCATAGATTGAGCTAGGGCTGTGAAGCCTAAAGAGCCGGCTTGAATTAAGGATCCCGTAAACGAATCCGTCATTTCTCTGTTCAAGCCCATTCTTCTGGCTTGGGCTTCAAACATTTGAGTGGCAGATTCTGCTCCCGCAGCAGAGCGATCAATTCCTGCTGCCATTTCATCTAAGGCGGCGCGTTCTTCGTCAAATGTGTCGCCTAATTCGCCTAGAGCAGCCGACAATTCGCGATATGATTGGGCACTTGCTCGTGCTGATGAGATGGCTTCATTGTTTGCGCCGACGACTTCTCTCGCCGCATTTCTTGCAGCTTCGGCACCTCTTCGGTACGCGTCTTCCATTTGTTCGGTAGACAGGTTTTGCGCATTTCTTGCCTGATCGATGGCTTGATCCATCATTGCAAGAGTTTCAGCATCTGCGCCGAGGCTCACCAAGGCATTTCTAATTGCTATAAGGGTTTCTATATTCATAACTTATTATTACCTAAAATCTAGCGGCCACTCCATATCTGTCATTCGCTCAAAATCATGAATCGCTCTTTTAAGCCTATACTTTGATCGATATGTTTTTGGATCATTCAAACCATATTTTTGATACATTTTCCAATAATCTTTTTCGCGGATCAGGGCTCTAGCAAAAGCACGGATCTCTCTGGGTG